CGGTCTGCATATGTTGAAGTACAGTTGTACATCTTCATAGGTTTCTTGAGTAGTTGCTCACCACCAAACTGAAGAGCACGTTGTGCACCAAGAGCATACTTTAATTTGTAAAGGGATTCAGCTTCATCAATTAGCTGTGATAGTTCAGGAGACATTCTCTTTTTATAATAGGTACGATGCATACCCATAACACGAGTAACTGCTTCTTCCCATGTTTCGTATCGCTCGTTATCTTCATCCCATCTACTATAACCTTCATAAAATTTAGTATCAGACATCATGGCACGTGTATTTCTGTCTGGATTGTTTGGGATAAGTTTGAGCATGTATATTCTCCTAGAAAACAGTATAAAAAAAATACAACACGCGAAATGCATGCTATATGTTGTTAGTCATTTTTTGTTGATAGTATTATATATTACTTTTCAGATTTTGAAAACCCCTAAAGTGAAAAAAAATAAAAAAAATAAATTTTATTATTTTAGGGGTTTACTTTCTAGAAAAACTGTATATAATTTAAAGGTATCCTTTAAGGTGGATGGAGTATCACTCAGGTTTCATCGCACCGTCAAGAGCATCTTCAGCTTGCTTATAGTAACTTTCATAAGCTAAGATAATAGCTTGCTGTTGCTGGACCATTGCACGTATATCACTAAAGTTTAAACCTAGATTCTCGTAACCTTCGCCGCTGAGTCCAAATATAGCAATAGGTTGACCAGTGCCACGAAGCTCTGTGAGTTTTTGTTCTAAATTTTCTTCTGTGATAATAACCCAATCTACTGGACGCATATTGAGTTCATCTACTGGAGGTAGATTAAGTTGTGGTTTTTCTACCGGTTTAGCGCTAACCGCTATTTCCCGTGGTGGCTGTCCCGCTAGACTGCACCCCATCAGACTTAGGACCAGGCCAAAGCCAAGGACACTCTTTATTAAATTGTTCCGCGTCAGTTGCATTCATTTCATCCTCTGTTAATTCCGCTCCAGATAATATTTCAAAGCACCGACCAGCGTTTACAGTTCCTCTGTTAATCGCTCGTTCAATGCTATCAGTTTTCTCAACTGCTAATAGGCCTAAGTCCATATCAGCAAGTTTACTTGATAACCTACTATTCTGTTTACGGATGTCCGCATATGCTTTATTAATTTTATTATTTTCTTCCATTACAGCAGCATAATTCTCTTTTAAAGAATTTATGGCTTCTTCGCTTGTTGCGACTGCTATTTCAAGTTTGGCATTATTGCCTGCTAAAACACGAATCGTTTCTTGAGTCGTTATGTAATATGTATACGCGCTATATGCAGCGGCGCTCAAGGATCCGATTATGAATAGCATTAGATATAATCTAAGCATCTTTCTGATCTTCCATATATTTTCTAAATCGTTTTAAAAGAACTGGATGTTTATCTTTTCGTCTACGGCGATCTGTTACGTTGGTAGTTTTAAACCTAGCCGTTGGTGGCAATGCTACCGAAGCGTTACCGATTGATGTAGCTGGAGATTCTTCTTCTATTTTTTTCATTAGATTAACTCATCAACTGTTACGTATACTTTTTGGTTTGTTTTTATATGAATCGCTTCATATATATTCATCCCAAATACATCACCAACCGGATGAGCATCTTCGCCTACACGAATACCGTCTTTAGGGTTTACATATTCATCCAATGTCTTGCACAATAGTTTTTCATATCTCACTTTATAAGTTCCGGGAGATAACCTACCATCTTCCAGAATAAACCACTGCGATGATTCCACCATAATATCACTGATGTCTAGACCTAAGTCTTTCAAACCTTGTTCTAGTTTTGCATCTTTTATATTATAATGGTCTTTGAGCAAGTAAAGAGCTGAGGCATAAGATCCGATCTTACCTGCTGGTATTAATTTTTTTATATTGAAAACGAGTCTATGGAAAGGTGTGTAGGCATCTCTTTCTTCTGCAGACTCCGGGCGCTTTTGCTTCTTACCTTTTTCATCAATAAGACCAAGCTCAAACGCTTTAGTGTCCTTAAAACTCGTGACAAGTAATTTAAGGAATCTAAAGGTGTAGACTAAATCACCGGCTCTTTTAATAATGCCCATTAAATTTTCCTTAGTGCATCTACTACAGTTTGATCCATAGTGATATTTGTATACTGATCATTACGAATATAATTCAAAAATATTAAAAATGGTTTTACAATAGGCCAGTGTTTCTTATTAAGTTTTAATTCTAAAATATTCAATGCAGCCTCAATACCAAATACGTTAAAGACAACAATCAGGTGATTTAAAACTAGACGTTCTGCCAATGTGCCTGTTTCAATATAACGATTACATAATCTTTTTATATATTTGAATCTATTTAAATCTTCTGTAAATTCTTCTGCATCAATAAACTTTGGATTGTAGTAGTTCTTTGCAGCGTATATAAACAGATTGTCGTCTGATAATTCAATTTTCATTTTCAATACCTAATTAGACTATTCAAGTCTATTTAGGCGTTCATGAAAGCTTCTAAATCTTCTAACATTCCAGCTTTTGTTTTACGACGATCTAATTCGATTCCTACGGTTCTACCATATATCTCAAGTTCACGCTTATTCATATCACAAAGGCAAGGATCGTTATCACAGTTTTCATTATCGCACTCATCATTGTCTTCATCATTTACGTACATCTCTAACTTATCGTCAGACATTACATGTGATACAGGTTCAGGCGGAGGTGGAGGTGGAGCAGCCGCTTCAACTCTTTCTCCAAAAAACTCAGCAATGAATGATTCCGGAATTTTTTGAGATTTTAACAATTCACCCGTCTTTGGGTCGATCCATCCTCTTGTAGTTGGATGTGAGCCTTTCGGTCCTTTTATAGCCATGATTACATTATCCTTTATGCTTCGGTTGATTTAATTATACTTTTGTCTCCGCTCTTATTGTCGTTTGGACGACCAGGTCCTGCTTTAACTCCAGCTGCTGCATTCTTTATTGTGTCTGCTGCTGCCTTAGCGCCGTCAATACCAGAGTCAGTTCCTTCAAGACCGCCATGTTTAGCAACGAAATCTTTTTCACCTTTTGATGCTTTTGAATCAATCGCCTCGGGTGGTGTTGCACCTTTTACATGGTCAGCACGATTTCCTGCTTTTTCCATGATGCGGTCAAAGATTGGTCGTCTTGATTCTTGCTTCTCAGACATTTCTGTATCTTTACTATTATCTTTTAGTTCTGGCTTAGTGTTAACAACTTCTTTTCCATTTTTCATTGATTTAGAAATTGCTTTCCTACGTTTGTGTAAAAATTTATCACTCGCATCAACATCTCCATCGTTATCGATGTCTTTGTCTTTACGGTCTGAGTGTTTACCCTTTAATTCTTTTTTATCTACAGGGTCCATTGCTTCGTTTGCTTCGTTCTTACCAGGTACTTTAAAGGGTGGCTTTGGTAATGTTACCGCTGCTTTACCTTTTTCTGATGAAGCTGATGCTTTCGCTAGCTTCTTTGCTAATGCTGCTTTTTGGTTTTCTTGGACCTCGGCCCAAGCTGCCGCAACATTTTTTATGTCTTTAGTTTTCATTTTGGTTTCCTTTACATCCAAACTTGGGCTGCGTATGCTCCTGCAACAGCAATCATTGCTATCCAGAATAGTTTATTTATTACATGCACTACTCGTGCGTTATCATCTACTTTACTCTCAATCTCATCTAACTTCTGAGAAAAACGATTAAGTCTTTCATAAGTTCGATCATGATCTTCTTTCAATCCTACTAATTTTTCTTCGGCGCGCGCCATAGCCACCATAGCTTCCGCTAGCTTATCGAGTTTATTCTCGATGTTGTCTAATCTTGTATTTGTGGTAGCCATCTTATACCTATTTATTATCCGCCAAACTCATGGCCTGCGACTCGCTTCATCTGTTTATTAAACTCAGACTGCGATGGTTTTTCTTTATATAATTTAATTGAGATCTCAGGACGATCTTTACCTTTGATTCTCCAATTATAACCTTTATCCTTATGTTCTGGCTTGGTAGTCTTTACAACTCTACGTTTATAACCAGCAGCCCAAGACTCAGAACCTTCTTTCATTTTATTTGTTTTTCTAAACTTTGCAAGATCTTTTTCAGCTTCTTTTCTTCGAGCAGTTGCAGCTGCGGCATCTCTTTGACGATCTGCGTCTGTTCTACCACTCGCTTTATTGACTACTCTTAATAGTCTTTTCCTTGCCATTCCTTCTGAAAACGATTTAAATGTTTGCATTAGTTATCTACCTTTGCTCCACCGCGCCACTGGTAACAAGACCAGTATCTTGCTTTATACTTTGGTCCTGGATTATCACAGTTATGTCTTGCTCTAAAAGATTTTCTCCGAGCTGGATCATCTCTTTTAATCTCCATATTAGGATCGCCGAAGCGAACAACTACGACTTTACCATTCGGACCCATTGTGTACACTTTAAACTTCTTATTAGGATTTTCAGAAGTACGAATAGGATCGTTTAATTTTACTTTTTTACCTTGATACTCTGCTTCAGTAATCTCCATATCTTCGTACAGATTACATTCTTCACAAACCTGATCAATCTCATCGGCCCTATTCTGCTTGAACGTTTTCATTTAAAACATCTTCTTGTATCTAAGACGACTAGCTGCGCCGTGTCGCAGTGCATCTTGTGGTTTACTTCGCGCTTTACCTTTTGCAGCAGACATACCAGTATCTGACATCCTGCCTTTATCATATGCCTTTTTAATACCAGCATCAGATCCTCGTGCTGGTTTATTTGTTGCTCTACCGCCAGGTTCATTGAATTGACGAGTATCTTGTTCTCCAGAACGATAAGCTTTTTTCAATTGAGCTTTACGATCAGTTCCAGATCCTTTTATCGAGGCTTCTCGAAATTCTAAAAATGTTTTCATGGCCGTGTTCCTATGTTCCGTAATCTGATTTGACGCTCTTGCTCATGCTATTAGCATCTGCAGCCGCGCTTTTATATTGTTCATGATCCTTACCATGCTTTTTCAACATTTTAACTGCATGTTCATGGTCGCCGTGTGCATTATGATGAGCCATTGATGCATCTTGATGATGATCTCCGGAATCATCCCTAGCGTGGTGATAATCTCTTGCAGTTGCATGTCTCTTCATCATAGATTGATGATGCTTCAGCAGTGCCATATCTTCATGAAGACGTAAGTCTTCTCTTAAGTTGTGAAAAGTTTTCATTTTAGTTTCCCCTTTTAGCCGAAAGATAAGCAGCTATAGCCATGTCTCTTCGTTCTTCTTTATCTTTACCTTTAAACTGTGGCGCGTCTGAAGCTTGGAAGTCTTTGATCCAAGAACCGATACCATCAGAAACTTTTAGTTTTTCGCCAAGATTCTTTTTTAATTTTTCTAAATCTTTTTTCAACTTATCTTTGTTAACAGAACCTGTTGCCTTTTTACTTAAGCCTGTCTTTGAAACATCTTTCATGCTCATTGAAAGTTCAGCAACTGGTTTTTTCTTTTGCGCCGGCTGTTTTGGCTGATCATGGTGATACTCTTTGAATGGACGGTTTATCATCATGTCAGTCTTTTTGTCTGACATAGGTTTCTTTAGTTTTACAACTTTACCATTATTTCTTCTTGCCATATCTTTTGCATCTCTTTCATGAGATGCAAATCCAATAGCTAATCCTTTTTTATCAACTGCAGCATGAGTATGTTTGACAGCCTCATTGGTTGATTCTTTATGAGAAGCTTTATACAACTTTACTGCTTGAGCTACATGTTTATCCTTCATAGCTCTTTTTGCCTGCATATGATTTGGATTATCATCAATAAAACGAACTGTAGGCTCATCTACATTGTGCTTCTTAACATGCTTCTTATACGTATCAAACTTTTTAGGATCTATTGGTTTTCCAAATCTTTTACTCATTGGAGTCATGCTACGAGATATTTCATTGACAGATTCTCTTTTAAGTTTACCTAATAAACCGCTGTACTGTCTTCGCTTCAAGCTTCCAGGTGTCATACTAGGTCGCTTGATTCCTGCAGCTCTTTGAGCTTTACGGTCTTTCTTTTTGTCAGCATCAATATCTGCTTGAGAAGGAGGTGTATATTTTTTCACTTCTCCCTTGATGACTTCTCTATCCACTGGAACCATACGGATTTTTGGCTTTCCGTCTGGACCGACGTATCTTTCTGGTTTTCTATCTGCTGACTGTGGCATTTACTTTCCTCTTACTTTCGCGGCCAGATCTTTGTCTGCCTTTCCCCATGTACCAGATGATTTGGTAACGAATGAATTGACTCTTGCTAAGCCCCATTGTTGTGGAGTAGTACCAGGCCTATGACCAGTTCTCCATGCGGCTACGCCTCGATTATAAACTTTACGAAGTATACCCATAGGCATACCAGACTTATCTGCTTTTTTCTTTAATGCCGCTGTGGCATTTTCGTTTATGTAAGCTTTAAAGGTAATCATGCTGTTGCCCTGTTCTTTATTTTTGTATCTGCAGTACGAGCTCTGTCCATCATTCGATCGTGTTTACGAGCATCAGATGCTTTTTCTCGATCAATCTTCATTTTTGCGATATCTACTTTGCTATCTTTTTCACCAAACATTTGCTTGAACTTTTTCGTATGCTTTGAAGGTTTAGTTTTTGCAGTCTTGTCACCCGCAGCTGGCTTATACGCTGCTGGATTATCATCATCCATTTTAGATTGTCTTTTAAATTGACGATCTCTTGAAACTTTTTGTGCCTTTGACAATCCAGAATGATATGCCTTTGGCTGTGTACCTGGTCGATCTTTAATATCAGAATCTTGTGGTGAACCTTTTTTACGTTCTTTGTCTTCGATGTTTAGAGTTTTAGGGTAATTCTTGTCCCCTGGTTTTAACTTCCGTTTTCCTGAAGCCCGACGTGCTCTGATATTAGCCCACAAACTTTCATTTTGTCCAGGTGTAGCATCTTTCCACTTTTTTGCAGCTTCGGGCGTACCTTCATCAGGATAATCTTTGTACATGCTCTTAGTGTTATCTTCTTCGAGCTTTGACACTTGGTCTAACCAGCATCTTAACTTTTCAGTTTTTGTTTCTACAATTAAATAGTTTGATCCTAGGTGATGTATCTTACCAACAATACCTTTATCATTAATAACAACTTCTTCACCGAGTTCAAATAAGTCATCACGAATATATGCTTCTCTTATATCTGAAACAGATTCTAATTGAACATGATTCTTGAATTCTCTTTTTTCCTTTAAACCCATACCTTTACGTACGTCATTAAATAAACGTTTAGCATCGGTATTGCTCATTGCCTTTGGTAAACCTTGAGCAAACTGTGTAAAGTCATTGTTAGAAGCATGACCACGCTGCTTTGTACCAGATGCGCCTTCGGCACCTTTGGCATCAGGATCTCTTTGGCCTGCTGATACTAACTTGACGCCACCATCGAAGTTAAAGAATCCATGGCCACCTTTTTTACCATTGTACTTATTGAGTCGTAAATCATATTCTTTTACACGATCAGATCCAGCAACCATTATAACTTTACGAAAACCCTCATCATATAATGCAGATAAAGCATGGAAAGGTGTTATGACTTTTTTGTTTATCATAATCTGTCGGCCATGCTTTGGAAACATTTTACGAACATATTTAACTTTATCTTTATATGCTAAAGGATTTTCTTTTTCATCATTTGATTGCGATAAGAATACTCGATAAGGATTTCTACCAGCTGCAGCGGCAAGTTTATCTAGCAATTTGCCATGACCAATAGTAGGAGGATTCATTCTACCAAAGGTAAAATAAACAATTCTTTCTTCTTCAACTAGAAATTTGCTAAATGAATTAATCATTATGTAGACTTGCTCCCACGTTTCTTTTCCATCTCAGCTTTACGAGTCTTTGGTAAAAGCTTCTTAGCAAGTCTATCTATCTTTTTCTTCATAGCAGGTTTTTCGAGACGTTTTTCAATCTCTTGCCTACGAGCAAAAGTTAAGTCTGCTTTCGGAATATCTTTTGAGATCTTCTTAAACACTAACATTCGAGCAGCTTTACGTGCTCTACTCTTTAATTTTTCTGGGGATGCAAACCTACGCTTGGCTCTTTCACGTCCCATCTTAATACGTGACTTATAGCGTTTAAGTAAACGAGCTCGAGCTCTACGCTGTTGCATAGTAAGAGCTTCATCTACTTCTTCATCTGATTTAGGTGGATTAGTCGACGCGTAGTCTGGTCGATACTTGCGCTTCTTTGCGTTCTTTTTAATTTGATCTGGCATGCCTGGGGCATAGTCTACAGTCAAAAAATCTTTGAAACCTAGTTTCTTATCCATTTTATCTGGCATTTAATTTCTTCCCGGTTTATCCCATCCCTTTAATATATCAGGCGAAAAGTTGTTGTAGGAGAATTCCATCCTGTCAACGATCTTTACCGCGTCACCACCAAGTTTGTCAATAGCAACGTAACCTTCTTCTCCGGTTACCTTATATCCATTACGAGTCTTAACAAAAGTTTTAACTTTAGCAAGTTTGTTAAGAGTATTTATAAGTTTTAATTTTGCAAGAACTATAACTTTTTGCAATTCAAACATATTTATGAGAGATTGTTTGTTTTTTTCACTAAAGAATGATAAAATATTATCTAATTTTTGTCGCTGAGTTGCTTTTCCTCTTTCAGATTTTCTCTTAGCAATTTCTTTTGCGTACTTAAGTCGTATCCACCTAACGAGTTTATCGGCATGTCCTCTTGAATCTCCAGGGACTTGTCCCTTTCTGACATACTTATTATTGAATTGCTCAATGAGGCGCGGTAACTCGTCCGATTTCTCGAGCGTCCTAAGTGTGGATCCTGCGATTTGGTTAAAGAGTTTACCAGCTTGCGATAGATATTCATTCACTTTCTCCGTATCTTTTTTATTCATAGTAACATTTGTCATATCTCTAAGCATTGCATCTTGCGACCAAACACCTTTAGACTTATTTAATTTAGAAACATTTACACCATATGAAGCTTTCATGGTTTCAAATGTTTTACCTGTATATGTGGTATGCCAAACAATTCCAATCTTAGATTTCTTAATCTCCGCAGCAGCGGCTGAATTACTTGGCACAGCATATACAATGGTATTAGGATGAAACGTAATATAAGATTCACCGTCTATCTTTTTAGTTGTTACATCGCCTGGTCCATATAAGAAGTCACCTTGTACGACACCTTTTATGCCTAGAGCAGGAAGTTCTCGCAAAGCTATGTTAAGCTTATCAGCAAGATCGCCAGAAGTATCAGCATCCACATCGCTGGCAGTTTTATATACTTTTGGATTCTTATTAAAGATTCCTTTCTTAGCGACAAAAAACTTTCCATCAGATGGATCAATACCAGCAAAGATAGCAGGAGCGCCATCCCACTTGACAGATACACTACCATCATGAGATCCTTTCAGCATGTTTCTTAATTCTCGTAAAGCATTAATAGCTTCCCTTGTTCCGTTCACACCACCGTAAAGTACTTTATCCTCTATATGAGTCATATGAGTATTTTTTTGTTCTGTTATATATGAGCTAAAATTTTCCATATGTATATTATATTCCATTTAAAGAAGAAAGTAAATCATTATTTATATTTAAAATCACACATTAGACGAGTAGGATAACCATCACCGCCTTGTGTATCTCTTAAGTTCAATTTAAAAACGTATGTTGAGGATTGCATTTCTATATCTATACGTTTACCTTTACCACCTTTTCCTCCATAATAAACAACAGGAGCTGTTACTGTGGCTGCAGTTTGCATAGCACTTTGAGTCATTTCTTTTGACAATATCTTGCCACTTAATTTATGTATGATATGATAATTGAAACCAATACCAGATTGAAGTAGATGACTTAATCCTACTTTACTAAACTTTGGACTCTTATCGACTTTTCCAGAACTCGTACCGTTGAATACATTACAGAACTCTTCTTCGTTAATACCAAATAATTTCAAGAGCTTTTTCCCGTTTGGATTTACAATCTTTTCTGCCTGTATTTCTTTCTTAGTAAGAATAGTTTTGACACCAACATTAAAGAACGTAGTAGTGCCACCAAGTTTTAGACTAAGATATATTGGACCTTGATCAATAGTAACTGTAATATCAGTTACAGATTTACCTACATCGAATCCTTTTCCTTTTGGATTAGTAAGTTGGATCTTCGGAGAGAACACGAGAGGACGGCGAGTATTTTCACCACCTACAACATCCACTTTAAACTCTTTTGATTCCGACATTTCATACGTCTTATCAAGGTGTTCAATCGCAGCTGACATGTTTCTATCTTTCACAGCATCACCAGCCCACCAAGCTAAAAGTGCATCAGCAAACTGTGGTTCAAATAAGTTACCACGGTTGTTAGCACCACGATTACCAGAGGATCCATTGCCAAACTTTATTTTTACTTTTGATAAGTCTGCTTTAGCTTTTATATCTGCAATAGTCATATCGTCTTGCAACTGGCGAGTTACATTAACAGCGCCTTTCTTTGCTGGATCAATATTAATCGGTGTCGGTGCTTTTGATTTTAAGATAGCAAAAAGTCTCTTGATCTCTTTTAGATTTTCCTCAGGGAAATCTTTGAGTTCAGAGTCTATCTCTTGCGTTGATTTTGGAAAGAATGTATAGGCCACACTAAACCCCATTGAATTAACAGTTGGTACTATTTATAATAAAAATAAAAGGGGCCGTAGCCCCCTCATTTTAGTTCTATGTAAGTTTTCCGGCCTTTCCGGACCAGGTGATATTGATATTGTTCGAATCCACTATCAACTAAGTCTTGGTTGAGGCTATTGACCATCTTCTCTACATTCTGTAGTTCTACAATATCCTCAGGTGAATTTTTAAATGTGCCAATTAGTTGAGGTTCTTTTTCACTTACTACTATTCCCATTATCACTTTTCCTCTCAAATTGCTTAACCAGTGGTTGAGCAAGAAAGAAGTCACCATAGACTTCTTCTAAATAATCTAATACTATACATATTTCCAGAGCATTATCAAAGAATGTTTTTGCGCATAAGTCATAGTAAAACGTTTCATCAAGCTGTCCATAACAATGAGTCATGGTGTAATGATGGAGAGCATCGATAACCATGCTTTCAGGAAACTCATATTGTTCTAATTGCTTTTGCACAATGCTCTCCATATTTTAGCTATTTATTCTTCTGAACTCTACGCTTTCGTGCAGCCTTTCTTTTACCTGATCCTTTCTTACGACGGCCTGGGCGTGGTCTGTTCTTATGAGGCCAAGGCATTAATTATCCCTTAGTCTTTGAATTTCATAATCAGACTTAGCTTTGTCATATGCTAAGTAAAAAGCTATGAGCACAGCGGGTAACATAACAAAGTAAGTGCTATATTCCATAAGCTCAACTGTAACTAAAACAACGCCCAAACCGACACCGGTAAAGAATGAAATTTGAGCTAGGTTTTTCAAAAATAATGATAACATATTAATTCTCCTTAAGAGGCAGTAGCGTATTCTACTGCCTTGTTAGCTGCTTTGATTTTACGAGATTGATTGACACCGAACCACGCTGATTGCATACGTGTATCTGCATTACGACCAAGCTTGTGGTCTGTTAGATACGTGACAGAATTAAGAGCCTGCCACCATGTGCCTTCACCGAAGTTTGCACCAGGTTGAGTTTCAAGAACTTCATAAGCATCGCGTGCTGTTTTAGAAAGATCTTTAACAGTTTTAACTTCTGATTCCTTATGTGTATAAGGAAACACGTCATTGTAAAACTGAACCAATGACTCTGCTGTGAACCTACGAGTTGACAAAAACTCAGCCATTTCTTTGTACTGTGAGAATTTGTCATGAGCAATGCCAAGTGTTTCTTTTACTTGATCAGCATCGAATACTGAACGGTGGTTTAACTTGACAAAATTCTTTGAAGCTGAGTTCAATGAGAAAGTAAGAGTGTTGCTACATACAACACGGATAGGAGTAAAACGAACATCAATCGCTTTACCATATTGGTGAGGATTGCTAAACAATAAGTAAGAGTCAACTTGGTCTTCGCCAAGGATTGTGAAGGAGTCTTTTACTTTTGCTAGAGCAAATACATTGCTGCCACCTTTCAAAGATCCGGCTGTATTCATTTCCATATCGCCTGCAAGGACGTACTCAGAAAAGAACTCGAAAGCTTCGGAGTTTTGAACGGGGTTCCAATCCCCACCAACATTAGTTAAGATTTTGTTATCTGATGAGCGAACCAAAGACTGTTGACCAGTAGGAATACGCTCTCCGTCTACTTCAATGAATGAATCGACTTTTTCTACTGACCAATCAAGACCAGCTTTTCTCATCATTTGCGCAGGAGTAAGATCGTTTGAGACTTCTACACCAAGACCATGCCAAGGCTTATCACCTGCATATGCCATTTGTGCTACGCCATCGATCATTTCAACTTCATGTGCCATAATATATTTTCCTTTTCATTTTAATAATAATATAATACCATATTTCGTATTGATTGTAAACCCCTAAAATGCATTTTTTGCATTTTTTTT